GTGAACGGAATCAAGATTCAGGTACAAGAAGTCACCGACTTGGACATAGTGTTTGGTGGCCGGGCCATGGAGTTGCTGCCGCCATACAACGAAATCCCCGAAGAATTCAGGGATGGCCAAACAAAGTGGAACAAGCTCGTTTCAACCTGGTTTTTCTGCGGGCTGAAGAACTGTAAATGGGTGCCGAAAGAGGGGATTGATACTGGCAAGGCGCTCAGACACATAAAAGCCATCCTGGGGTCGTTTGAACCAAAGCACGAGCACAAAGAGGCCGGCTGCGCATATCTCCTGAGCGAATGGTTTGAAGACGTTACCTATGAGCGGGCGAAGTAACAGCATCAGCATGAGGGGAGGGTGGTCAGATGAAATACCCGCGGATATTGCACTATCCCGGCAGCAAGTGGAGCATGGCCGACTGGATCATCGAGCATATGCCGGAGCATGAAACGTACCTGGAGCCGTTTTTCGGCAGTGGCGCCGTCCTGTTCAACAAAGCTCCGTCGAAGATCGAAACGGTGAACGACCTGGACGGCCAAGTGGTAAACCTCTTCCGGGTAATCCGGGACCGGCCGGAGGAACTGGCGGAAAAAATCAGGTGGACGCCATACTCCCGGCAGGAGTATTACGAGAGCTACGAGCTAACTGGTGACGAGTTGGAGGACGCCCGGCGGTTCCTGATTCGCTGCTGGATGGCACGCGGAGCGAAGACAAGCGATAGAACTGGTTGGCGGCACATCATCGATACGAACGGACCATCTGTAACAAAATCGTGGGCGGAGGTTCCCGAGAAAATCCTCGCGGTAACGGAGCGACTTCGATATGTGCAGATTGAGCAACAACCGGCGTTACAACTGATTGAACGGCACAGGCGGTCCGACGTATTGATTTACGCCGATCCGCCGTACATCCTGGCAACGCGAAACAACCGGATGTACAAACACGAAATGACCGACGATGACCACCTCGAGCTGCTCGATGCTCTCGATGCCCATCCCGGGCCGGTGCTGCTCTCAGGGTATGCACACCCTTTGTACGATGAACGATTGCAGCATTGGCATCGGGAGACGAAAGTCGTCCAGGCAGAAGGCGGAAGAAGGCGAACGGAGGTCCTTTGGATCAATCCTGTAGCGATGAGCCAGATGGGGCAGCAGACGATCTTCTCGCTGCAGGGGTACAGCTCGGTTAGGTGGGGGGTAGGACATGTCTTGGACCTTAATTAATAAGGGTGATCACAGAGCGTTGCAGTTGGCGGACAGGCACTACACCCGCCAGAAGCCAGGCAGCAACCAGTTTTGCCGGCCGGGGAAGAACCTGGTCCTTCTCACGGAAGATGAAAAAGCGCTTTGGGTGACCTGGAACGGAATCCGGGATGATGGCTGGGACGCATGGGAATGTACCCTGTTCCGGAATGAGGGGGACTACCTCTCAAGCCACCTGATCGTGCTGGCGCTGGGTATCACGCGGCACCTTTGGGGAGAACCGCCGGCAGGTGGAATCATCACCTACGTAGGCGAGCACTTGCGAGGTGGATGTTTTCACGCAGCAGGATTCCGGAAAGCGGGCATGAGTAAGAGCGGCAAACTCCTGTTGCAGCTCTCCCCCAACCGGTTCCCTCCAGCGATGGAACCGGCTGAGGGTGGATTGTTCCGGCATGAAGTCATCATTGCGTGAGGTATTTAACACAATGTGTATCCAGTAAAGAAGCCGGCGACCGGATTGGCCCGGCTGCTCAATAAAGTCCTTCAAGTTATATACAGAAACAGGCTAAGTATTGCTATCACAGTGATTCCAAGGATAATCCAAAAAGCTATCATATTCCGCTTGGATAAAAAAACCAAAAGTAAATAGATAGCATAAAGAATTGTACTTCCTACACCGACAACAAAAACCATAAAGTGCCCTAAAAGTACAAGAAAACCACTCGGTTGATTCCACATGTAGATACTGAATCCAACCAAAATTAACCAAACAAAGGTACCGATAAGGTATGCCATATAGAACACCCTTTTTATTTGATAGTTTTATAAACCTTATCGGAAGTTACATTAACCAACTGAATAATGAACTTTTCACACTAGTTAGGGGGGAAAGAGCGTGTCCAGAAAAAACAACATCCGCGCCGATGAAATTAAGACGGCGCTATCCAAACGTCACACTGACGATCTTTTCCTCACTGAGGTAAAGACCGGAAAAACCTGGGACAACGATGAGTTGCTAAAGTTTGATGCATTCGCGATTAAAAGGAGCTGGGCGAAACCGCGCTTTACCGGATATGAGGTAAAAGTGAGCCGAAGCGACTTCCTGAACGACCAGAAGTGGCCGGGATATTTGCGGTATTGCCATTGTTTCAGCTTCGTTTGCCCTAAAGGGCTGATCCAGCCGGAGGAACTTGCCGATGAAGTCGGGTTGATCTGGTACTATCCTGACACCGGAGCGCTGGTAACAAAACGCCCGGCCAAATATCGTCTGATTGAAATATCCGCAGACCTCCTGTATTACATCCTGCTTTCTCGGATTGAATCTGACCGCCACCCGTTTTTCAGTAGCCACAGGGAAGAGATCGAAGCATACGTCAAAGACAAGCAAACTCGCCTCAACCTAGCGCGCGAGTTCAAGGGCAAACTGTTCGATGAGATCGCAGCATTGCGAGAAAAGGTCCGCGAATTGGAGTCAGAACTTAGATTTGGCGGAACAAAACACGAGCAGCTTGAAAAAATCAAGGAAGCAGCAGAAAAGGCAGGGATCGAAACGCGGTATATATGGTGGCCGAACAATGTGGTGAAGATGCTGGAGAACAGCATCCACCCGGACATATTGCACGCGGTCGAGCGAATCAAAAGAGAGGCGGACGAGATTCAGAAGCTTGCGAAAGTGAGCGGAAAATAGGAGCAGTCGACCACGGCTGCTCCCGGATACACTCCGGTAAAGGAGGCAAGACCGATATGAGACTGACCGAAAAGCAGAAGTCCGTGCTGCTGGCACTGACCAATGGGTGGCAGACGCCGGCGCAGATCGCCCAAAAGGTAGCAGCTAACGCGGGAGGGGGAATAAGCTACCGCGCATCATACGTCAACCAGCCCCTCAAGGCATTGATGCGCGAGGGGTTGACTGAGAAGAAACCTGATGTACGGGGGCAGTACTGCCTGACTCCGGGCGGCGCGGCTATCAAAGACAAGGTGAAATTCGGTCCTGAACGCTCACTGGAAGAGTGATTTAACACGCCGGTAATTAATGAAAGAGTTGCCCTTGTGAGAAACAAGGGCAATCGAGGCATTAAATAAATAAGCTCTTAGATTCTTTAACTAAGATTTGATTATTCGGTGTACCAAAACCATCTAGGATTGAATTATGGTGGGCGATTATTTGATCAGCCTTTAGAAATTCTCCGTCAAATGTGGAGTGACAATCTTTAACAAGTGTTACATCGTAGCCTATTGAAACAGCTCGCCTGCACGTTGTGTCAATGCAGTATTCAGTTTGCAAGCCAACAATGACGAGGTGGTTGATTCCTTTAGTTTCAAGTTCATTTTGTAAACTCGTTTGGAAAAATGAATCACATGCGGTTTTACGTATGATTGGTTCATTATCGGCTGGAACAATTGAAGGGTGTAATAGCCAGCTTGGAGTCCCTTCTTCAAAGGGGCCACCTACTTTTCCGGTATGCTGTACATGAAGAACGGGGATTTCTAAAACACGGGCTCTAGACAATAAATTTGCTATCCGTTTAACAATTTCATTACCTTGATAAGCATGTTCAATAAGGAAAACTTGTACATCCACGATTAGTAGTGCCGTTTTATTACTCATGTGATAACCCCCCTTCGCTTATATAAAACTCAAGAATAATTATAGGAGATGTGAAGGTTTTTGCCAACATATGGAAACATATGTTTTTAGCTTGATTTGATCATTTGACACAATATTTCAGCAGTAAAAACAAAAGCCCCCTGCCGGGAGCCAAAGAAAACTTCGCCAAGAAAATTATACCACGGGCAATCCGCGAGGGGGAATGGAAGATGAGCACACGAGCCAAGGAACTAAAAATCGATATACAAACAATGACGATCACGGTCCCAGTGGGAAAAGAGCCGGCCATGATCCTGGTGGATCCGAAACAAGGAAAAGCCAAGTTCGTACCACTGGTGCCACACGGCGAAACCGTGGTAAAATCAAGTCAGGGAAAGATTGCCAAGGTAGATTATCGAGAGAGCGAATTATTTTAATACTTGCCTGATACCGAGATACGGGAGGGCGTCAGAACGATCACCCAATATGGGTGTGTTCTGGCGTCCTCTTTTATTTTGCCGGAAAAAGGAGGACAAGCCGTGGCAAAGGTCAGGGACATTTTGGAGTACAAGCAGAGGAAAGAGAAAGAGCCGATCAGTTTTGCTGAGCACCTGGATTGTGCAAGGAAACGGCTGCAGCAACAGCGGCCGCGGGCACGCGGGAAACCGGCAGATGTTCTGACGTTTGACGAGGTGCGGCGCCTAATGGGGGACGTCGGGCCGCGACGGTTCCTCAAAGATCGGGGTAACAGACGCAAATAGTCGTATTGGGGAGGGGTTCTCATGCAGGATTTGCTGAAGGAGTACAAAGAGACACGCAGACAGTTGAAACGGGCATACGAGGCCCGCAGAGAAGGCGAGAAGGTACTGGATAACCAGGCGATTACTGAGAGGCAGCTCCTGTCGGAGATGATCGGCGACGTGGAGTATGTGATCGAGTGGTTGGAGACCGGCCGGCGTCCGGGGAACCGAAGGGGAATTGAGCGGCGCGCTACTCAACAGCGGGTACGGCTTATGGACCCGATCCGAATGCAGGCGTTCGTCGCTCGTAGCACGGCCGGCAGTCCGGCAAACTTGACGGAGTGGGAACGGCAGCAGATTGAGGACGCGTTGTGCGTACTGAGCGAGAGGGAGAGAGAATGCTATGTATTGGCTCACGGAGAGTGTTTCTCGTATGAAGCCATTGCCGATATGTTAGGAATCAGCAAAAGCAGCGTGGCCACGCACATCAAGCGTGCGCAGGCGAAAATATCTGAGCGACTGATGAACAGCTTATTCCTTGTGGGATAAGCTGTTTTTGTCGATATAAGGGGTGGAGGGTGATCTTATGGCATTAGATTTAAGTGCAAATGCGCCGTGGATAACGACTGCGGCGGTTAAGTTGGGGGTATTTGCAGTAGGGATTGCTGTTGCCCTGGCGTTGGTAAACACGCTGACGCCAAGGTGGATGCGGGGAATTTTGAGCGCCGCCGTCATGTTGGGAGGAATCTACCTGTTTTCTCTGTGGCTGAGTTGAAAAAGCACGATTTTTGTCACACGAAAGCCACCTATAAGTGAAAGGAGCTTTTTCTTTCGCGAGAACCCCTTCCTTACCGCCTCGGAAACGAGGCGGAATTTTAAAAATAACACAGTCTGACCCAAGGTCAGACTGTATTTACCATCATGTTTAAATCGGATTAGGCATCGTGAGATACCGATATGCTTTCGTGAAAATGGTTACATTGTGAGATTCGATTTTTACATTTTGAATGCTGTCAGAGTATTCACTAGGGTTTTGGAGCATCGAATTAATGCGTTTCAGTATTCCTTCGCGCTCTATATTTAAGGTTACCTCGTCACCTTCTTTGAGAAGAGGAAAATCTGAAGCATCCACCTCATAAACTTTGTCGCCCATAAATCCAGTTACGTCTTTAACGGTTACTGTTGCTGTACCCCATTGAGCAGATGTGACTGTTCCTTTCGCTTTTGACGTGAACGTATCATTAACAATTGGGGCTGCGATGGAAGCGACGAAGACTAATACTATGCTGTATATGACTAACTCTCCGAAGAAATACACATTTCTTCGAAAAAATGCGAAGTACAGAGCGAATCCACAAAGGACTAGTATTAAGGTAATGATCTCTATCATAATCTCACCTCCTTTCGATCTATATAACGTATATCAATGGGAAAAGTTTCATGATTTCGACAAAAATTTTCAGGAAAATAGAAAGGATGTAAGACAACGCTATAAGAATTAGCCATTAATGGTATTAGGTCGGATGGTGCGTGGCGTGGTCTCCTGCCGAAGAAAGTGGAGCAATTAGTCAAAAAGTAACAGGAAACACCTTCCTTGTGTCGAATATTGGCATTAAGGAGGTGTCTAAATGATTACGGTATCGTTGATTTTTAAAGATCAAGTCATCGAAAATGATTTCACGGAAGCAGAAACGATTAATTTTATTGAACGCATTGTCATGCAAAAAGCCAACAATGCAAAATTGAATTTTTATGATCCGGAGGGAAAAAGTTTCACTAAAGAGTCACAAGAGTTAAAATCGATAGAAATTAAATTCTAACTAAGGCACCCACGCGGTGCTTTTTTCATGGAAGTGGGTGACGTGTAGTGCGCCAATTCGTCGACCCGGAAACGGGGGAGGTATTCTACGAGGAGCAAATCCTTCGGCGCCCGGACGAGATCGTCAAAGTGTTCCGGCCTGCCGGTCGCAGCGCAAAATTCGTGAAGATCAAAGCCAGCCAGAAGGCAAAGAGACGGCTCAGAAAGCTGTCACTCGCCGAGGCTGGTTTTTTGTTGAAGATCGCGCCATATGCCAGTGAGGGAACCAATCTCCTGCTGGGGGACAACGAGCGCGGACAGAAAGGCGTGCCGCTCACGATCAAGGAGTTGGCTCGGATCGCTGACTGCTCATATTCGCAGGCGCGGAAGATCGTCAGGACGTTCATCGAGCAGCGAATTCTCCGGTGGACCGACATTGCCGGCAGGACGGCGTTGGCAATCAACCCGCTGTATTCCCTCAATGGGAAGGAGGCGGAGAGCGGCCTGCTGCAGTTGTTCAGGCAGGAGATTACAGAAGCCGGCGAAGACCCGAATTCTGAATAGGGGGTTGCCAGAAACCAAGAGGCCGCGAAACCTTGTGGCTCTAAGGCTCAACCCCGTTTTTGGCAGTGATACGAAACGTATACTTTTTGGGGGAAAAAGTGATACGCTCGTAGCGCTCAAAAAATGGCCTTCAAGCCTTGCGGGGCAAGGGATTCAGCCGTTTTGGGGCTGGCAATATTCTTTATTCTTATATCTATCGCCACGGAGGGGAGAAAACAGCATGGATATACGAAAAATCCCCGTTTCGATGATCAACCCGGCGCCCTACCATCCGAAAGTAGACCTGCAGCCGGGAGATCCCGAGTACGAAAAGCTGAAACGGTCCATCGAGGAGTTTGGCTACGTCGAACCACTCGTCTGGAACGAACGGACCGGGAACCTCGTAGGTGGTCATCAGCGGTACAAAATCCTCGTCAATGAGCAGGGAGCCACAGAAGTAGAGGTTTCGGTAGTTGACCTGGACGAAACCAGGGAGAAGGCTCTCAATCTTGCCCTGAACAAAATCAGGGGCGATTGGGACGAGGAGAAGCTGGCCCAGGTGCTGGCTGAGTTGCAGGAGAGCGATCTGGACGTCACGCTTACCGGTTTCGACCAAGAGGAAATCATGGAGCTGCTTTCTGAGTACCAGAACATCGAAGTGGAAGAACCAGTCCAGGACGATGGATTCGACGTCGAGAAGGCGCTGGACGAGATCAAGGAACCGGAGACCAGGTACGGGGACATTTGGCGGCTTGGCAGACATGTTCTCATGTGTGGCGACTCTACAAACAAGCAGGATGTACATCGACTGATGGACGGGCAGAAGGCCGCGCTTGTCGTGACCGATCCGCCTTACAATGTCGCGTTTGAAAGTGACTCGGCGGAGTTAGCTGCGGATGGGCGGGGGAGCATCCTCAATGACGACATGACGCTGGAACAGTTCGTCGCTTTCCTGGACGCTGTGTTTGCCAACTACTCGTCCATCATGGACCTGAAAGCGGCCATCTACGTCTTCCACCCTTCCCTTTACCAGCGGGAATTTGAGAATGCCATGAATAAAGCCGGAATCGTCGTTCGTACTCAGTGCATTTGGGTGAAGAACGCGGCCAGCTTTGGTTTTGCGCAGTACAAATACAAGCATGAGCCAGTGTTCTACGCTCATCTGAAAGGGAAGGTACCTGCGTGGTACGGTGATCGGAAGCAGACGACGGTATGGCGGGCAGGACTACCAGGGGAACAACGGGAGCCGGAAACGGTATGGGAAGTGTCCCGCGGTGACGTGAGCAAGTACGTTCATCCGACACAGAAGCCGCTTGATTTGTTGGCCATACCGATCGGGAACAGCAGCCAAAAGGGCGACGTCGTCGTTGATCTGTTCGGTGGCAGCGGATCCACCCTCATGACTTGCGAGCAGATGGGACGTATCTGCAGGACCATGGAGCTGGATCCGAAATTCTGCGACGTCATTAAGCGGCGCTTCTATGAGGCGACCGGAATCGAACCGGTGCTTGTCAGCAGACAGCAAGAAGCCGCATAAAAAGCAAAAGGAGGACGCTGCAACGTCCCCCTATGCACCCGGGACACCCCCGGCTGAGATAGCGAAACCCTGCGGCCGCAGATTCCTCGACTCGCTATCTCGTTTTCCATTTTACCGGAAAGCCGAGGGTGTCTCAATGAAAAATACAAACACGCGTTCTGGTTCTGTTGAACAAGAGTTGGACCTCCTTGAAGGGATGATCGAGTCAAAGAACAGATACCGGAAAATCATCCAGGCGGCTATCGCCAAATGGGTGAGGGACTTCCAGGATGGGGTCATCCAAATCAGAACCGTGGAAGACCTTCGAACGCTGATCCAAATTGATATGGAGTTGCAAAAAGGATTGCGCGCCGACCAACAACGGCAAAAGAACCGAATGCGCGGAGGTGGGTGAGATGTAGTGGCACGTGCAAGAGATCCCAAACGTGACCAGGCGTACGAACTGTGGAAGCAAAGTGGCGGGACCGCGAAGCTAAAGGATATTGCCGACCAGCTCGGTGTTTCTGAGGGAACCGTTCGAGGATGGAAAAACAAGGACCAGTGGGAAGAGCGGTTAAACGGAACGTTCCAATCAACGGAACGGAACGCTCCGAAAAATACGGAACGCTCCAATGGAACGGAACGGAGCGATCCCCATGTCTCGTGGGCGGAAATCGAAAATGAATACGTCACGGACATACGGCGGAAACCCTGTACTCTCAAGGAGTTGGCTGAGAAGTATGGCGTCCCGTTGCAGACAGTGAAGGAGTACGCGGCTCGGAACCAGTGGACCGAGAAGAGAAACCAGCACCGTACCAACGTCATACAAAAAACCGCCGAGAAAACAGCCGAACTGGTCAGCTCCGACATCGCCCGCGTAACCGCCCGTCACCTTCGGTTGTCAGACAAGCTGTTGGCCGTGATTGAGGAAGCACTGCAGGACGAGAAGCAGTTCTATCGGTACGTGGAGAAGATTCGAACCGGTTACGGCCCTGGTGAGTTTGACGAAAAGGTCCAGGTTGAGGTACTGGATTCATTGAACGAGGCAAAGCTTCTGAACACCGTCGCTGCAATGGAAAAGCTCCAGAAGATGCAGCGGCAAACGCTTGGCATTCTGGACGAGAAAGACCGGCGGAAGCTGGAGATCGACGAACGAAAGAACACCAACGAGATAAGGCAGGTGGAGAAGGATGGCGAGCGACAGGATGTTGTCAGAGAACTCATCAACATCCCTGACATTGCCGCCTTGGTTCGAAATAATTTCCGACGACGAATTAGAGAGGGAACTGGCGAAGAGTAAGCTCTCTTTCTTTTTGGAGTACGAGAGTCATGGCATTTGGCAGTCTGCCAGGCACCTGGAACTGCTCTGCTCCAAGTTGGAGGCCGTAGAGCGCGGCGAAATCAAACGCCTAATGGTATTCATGCCGCCGCGGCACGGGAAGTCCGAAGTCTCGACCAAGAAGTTCCCCGCGTGGTTTCTCGGCCGAAACCCCGACAAAGAGGTAATCATCAGCTCGTATGCAGCCGATCTGGCTTATGACTTCTCCCGCATCGCCCGAAACACGTTGAAAGAGTGGGGGCCGGTGCTGTGGGGGGTGGAAATCGCCAAGGACAACGCCGGCGTCGAGCGGTGGGGTATCGAGGGCACCCGCGGCGGATTGACGGCGGCCGGTGTCGGTGGTCCAATCACAGGCCGCGGTGCTCATGTGGCGATCATCGACGACCCGTTCAAAAACTGGGAAGAAGCGGCCAGTCCGACCATCAGGGAGAACGTCTGGAACTGGTACCGATCAACCCTGCGTACTCGTCTCGCTCCGGGCGGCGCAATCATCCTCATTATGACGCGCTGGCACGAGGATGACCTTGCGGGACGGCTGCTCGAAGAGATGAAGCGCGGCACTGGTGAGGATTGGGAAGTGCTATCGCTGCCGGCAGTTGCCGAGGACGAAAAGGATGCACTCGGTCGGGAACCGGGACAGGTTCTCTGGCCAGAACGTTTCAGCGAGAAAGAATACGAGGACACCAAGAAGGCTGTTGGGAGCAAGTTGTGGGCAAGCATGTACCAGCAGAGGCCGGCGCCGGATGAGGGTGGCATCTTCAAACGGCGGTGGTGGAAATTCTACCGGCAACAACCGGCGCGATTTGACGAGGTCATTCAGTCGTGGGACTGCACGTTCAAAGATGCCCAGTCCTCCGACTATGTTGTTGGACAGGTGTGGGGGCGCCTTGGGGCTGATAAGTACCTGCTTGATCAGGTTCGAGACCGTATGGACTTTCCCACCACGCTGCAGGCGATTCGAACGATGACCGCAAAATGGCCGCAGGCAAGAGCCAAACTCGTCGAGGACAAGGCGAACGGCCCGGCTGTAATCGCAACGCTGAAACGAGAGATCAGCGGGCTGATTGCGGTGGAACCGGAGGGAGGTAAGGTCGTTCGTGCGCAGGCGGTGTCTCCTGACGTGGAGGCCGGTAACGTGTACTTGCCAGACCCAAGTGTCGCACCGTGGATTCATGACTTCATCGAGGAGACGGTAGCCTTTCCGAACGGAGCCAATGACGACCAGGTGGATGCGATGACGCAGGCGTTGAATCGATTCGCAAAAGGTGATGTGAAGCCCAAAATCAACACCGAACGCCGCAGTGTCACCGAGCGGGTAAGCATTACGGAAAGGAGGTAGAGCATGGCAAACGAGATGACTGTCAGGATTTTTAAAGAGACGAGTATTTCGGCCGGCGAGACAAAGCAGATTCCCGATAGCTTCAGCGGCGATTATGACGGTCTTGTGGAGCCGGATTATTCGCCGGCCCAGTTGAAGGCTGTCGTCAGCCAGAGTAACATCCTGCCGCAATGCATTGAGGCATACGCGACGAACGTCGCAGATTTCGGCATTCAGATCGAGTATGACGAGCGAGTAAACGTCAACGACGAGAAGCAGAAGAAGCTGGCCGATGAGGAATGGGCGCGGCTGGAGGAGTTTCTTGAAGTGATGAACCCTTTGACATCGCCGCAGGAGATCGTCAAGCACGTCGTCCGCGAACTGGAGCAGACAGGCAGCGCCTATTTGGAGGTAGCCTGGGCAGAAACAGCCGATACCCCAACCATCTATCCCGCCGACAGCGAGTATATTCGGGCGGCGAAGGAGACGGCCAGCGAAACCGTTCGATTGCCGTATCTCACGAAGACCGGGGAAATTAAGTTCATCGAAATGCCGGTGCGGACACGGAAGTATGCTCAAAAGCGCACGACGGACAAAGTTTTTTTCGAACAGTTTCTGCCGCTAGCACGACCGGGAAGCTCTCAAATCCTTCACATCAAGCTGAACGATGCCACAAGCATCTACGGCGAGCCGAGGTGGATCGGGAATATCCCAGGAATTCTTGGTACGCGCATGGCAGAGGAGTTGAACCTGAAATACTTCAAGAAGGGCAAGAAAATTCCGGTAGCCGTCGTAGCCGAGGGAGGAACGGCCACCAAGGAGTCGGTCGAACAGATAAAGGCTGCGTCCAATCCAGAAAACGACGGATCGTGGATGCTGCTGGAGTTCATCGGCACCGAGGTCATGATGGGCGACGACATGAAAGTGACAAAGCCAACGGTTCGCTTCGAGAAGCTGCAGGACGTTCTGCAGCAAGACGGTCTGTTCCAGGATTACGACCTGAAGCAGCGCGAAAAGGCCCTCTCGCAGTTCCGTCTGCCGCCTATCTACGTGGGATTGAGCCAGGACTATACCAGGGCCACAGCCGACACAGCCCGCCGCATTACAGAGGAGCAGGTTTTTGTTCCATACCGGCGTTGGCTGGCCGACAAGATCTTTAACAAGGCGCTGCTGCCGGCAATTGGCATTCACCGGGTGAAAGTGAAATTGCGTGGCCCAGAGATCACCGATCCGGATGAGCGTACCGCTCTGCTGAACTACCTGGCCGACCGTGGTGTCCTGCTCGTACGTGACCTGATTCCGATTGCAGAAAGCGTGTTGGGCGTCACCATCGAGGAATCGCGGTACGAATCGGGGTATTTGGATACGCCTGTTGCCAAACTGTTGGCATCGATGCCATCTGATGATCTGCTGGGCTTGGGGAATGACCCGCAGGAGCAAGTAGCCACCATTGCCAAACGTCTGTTGCGCGAAACGAGGGACCGACACCATGTGTGATCAGTGCCTGTACCTTATCGCCAAAGCGGATGACGACGACTTTCTGGACAGCCTTGACCTGAACCACGCCGAGCGCGCGCTGCTGGAGAAGTTGTACAAAGAAGGCGAGGAGTCTATCGCTGACATCCTGGAGTTACAGGGGAAGGCGCTGGACGAGGCGATCCAGGAACTGAGCGACGAGCTGTCAGTCGATGAAAAAGAGCTGTGGAAGGTCATTCTGCAGGTCCAGGCCGGCGAGTTCTTCCAAGAGAAGTTCGAACAGGCCGTATACAACGCCTTCATGCCGCTGTTCCATCTTGCTGGGGAGTCGGAGGCGGTCGGGATCAATGAGGCGGCCAAGTGGGAGCAGGAGAACAAAGCGGCCGCCAAGTTTGCGCAGCGGCTGAAAAAACTGGTCCCCGCGATGAACGAAACATCCGCCGACCATATGCTCCGCGCCTTCAAGCGTGCGATCGAAAAAGGCAAAACTCCATCGGAACGCGCAACGCTCGTCAAAGAGGTCAGCAAGCAGGCAGCCAAAGGCGAGGAGGGGCCGTTCAGTATGAACCGGGCCGTCACCATTTCCAGAACGCTGTCCACCGCAGCCGCCAATGGCGGAAAGCTGGAGGGATGGAAGCAGTCCGGGTTGGTTAAAAGGAAGCGCTGGCGGGCAGCCAACAACAAGCGGACCCGTAAAGATCACCGGGAGGCCAACGGCCAAACGGTTGATATTGACAAACCGTTCAGAGTAGGAGGTGAAAAGCTTATGTACCCAGGCGATCCGGCGGGAAGCGCCAAGCAAATCGTAAAATGCCGCTGCACCATGCAGGCGGTTTTCTGATGGAAAGGAGGTGAACAAGCATATGCCGTTTGAACTGAAAGACGCGAAGATCACACACATTTCGTTGGTTGACAAAGGCGCCAACGGCCGGCCTTTCGCGATCATCAAAGAAGAGGGCAAGGAGCCGGTACAGAAAAGCATTGTTATCGCCAAGGCAGACAAAACGAAGCAGATCGTCTACGGTGTGGTTTACGAGCCGGATGTCGTGGACGCACACGGCGACTTCATGACAGCCGAGGAGATCGAGAAAGCAGCCCACGCCTTCATGGAAAGCCAGCATACTCACAACATCGACAAGCAGCACGACTTGGAGGCCGACGAGGGTTACGTGGTCGAATCGTACATCGCACCGGTCGATATGCAGCTCGGGGACCAGACAATCAAGAAAGGCTCCTGGGTGGCCGGCGTGAAGGTGACCAACGCCGAGACATGGGTGGCCATCGAGAAAGGTGAGATCACCGGATTCTCTATGTGGGGAATTGGAAAACGGGTGAAAGTTGAAGATGCCCCTTCAGATACCGACAGGGTAGAGAAGGGGCTTTTGCATGCGATTAAAAAGGCGTTGCAGGAGTTTTTGCCTGCGGCGAAGCCTACGCCCATCGCGAAGGCTGTCCAGTCTTTTAAAAGTCGCATAGCGGCAAGGGACGTTCGTGACAAGTGGTATGACGCCCAGTGGGCGTTCACCGATACCATGCGCGAGATTCTGGACGACCCTGAAATCACCGACAAAGCCGAGGCTATCGGGAAGACCATTGATGAGTACAAGACAGTCGCCGTCACTCTAGCCGCTCAGTGGCCTGTTGACAGTGAAGTTGTGAAGTCGGATGGGTACCAAGAGCGCTTGGAAGCTGTAAGGAAGGCAGGGAAGGTACTCTCATCAGCAAATCTGCAGGCCGTTGAGGATGCTATCGCTGCGCTTACAGCATTGCGTGACAAAGCCAAACCGAAGGAGGAAGACGACGTGAAAGCAGAAGACATCGAAAAGGCCGTGAAGGCGGCCATGGAGCCAATCACGAAGCAACTGAAAGACCTGCAGACGGAGGTTGCGGAACTGAAGAAGGCAGAAGGCGCCGGGGATGACGCAAACAATGGCAGTACCGATCCGGCTGCCGAAGCAGTGACGCAAGCCGTACAAAAGGCTCTGGAACCGATCGTCAAGCAGGTGAAGGACCTGTCTGATGACGTGCAACTGATGAAGAACGCCCGAGCTGCAAGCCAGCAGCCTGGCGACACAACGATCACCAAGTCGAACGAGCCGTCCTACATGAGGCTCTTTCGTGGACAATAAGGAGGGATAACAGATGACTGCAAACGCTGCATTGCTGAATGAATTTGAAACGACCATTGCCAAGTCGGTGGACCTGATTTTGCCGCACAACGACGCCGAACAGTTTTTGGTAGATACGTTGAAAAAGGCAACCACTCTCCCGAAGCTGCCGGCGCAGTACAAAAAGACACCGACAGGTAAACTTGATAAATTGACGGTGCAAAGCCGGAAAATTCGCCTGCACACAGGAGCAGAGAATCCGGCTGGTACTGGAGGGGTTGGTCAAACCCAGATCGATTACGCGGTCAAGAAAGTATTTTGGGACGAGTGGATCAAAAACGATGATGTTTGGTATAGCGATCAGTCCCGGGGCGAGAACACGGAGGCCAAAATCATCAACCTGGTACAGGAGCAGTTCGGGGTTGACCTGCAGGATCTCCTGTTCAACGGCGATACTGCCGCAAAGCTCTCGGATGGTACGACACCTGATCCGTTCCTGTCGATTCTGGACGGATTCGTCAAAAAAATGAAGGCATCTACGTTGAAGACGGACCTGGCCGACAACGAACCGACCATCGACGACTTTGTGAATCACACGCTGCTGCTTGACGAAAAATACTTGAACCAGCCGGACTTGACCTGGTTTATGCCGAGGCGTACGTATCAGAAACTGGTGGGACTGATCCAGAAGAGACAAACTGCACTCGGTGATGTCACGCTGGTCAATGGGAAACTCACGGAGATCGCTGGCTACCCGATCGAGGTGGTTCAGGCGCTGCAGACCGGTTTCGTGGCACTCACGCCAATGAGAAACCTTGTCCCGGTATTTACCCGTGATCTGCGCTACAAGCGGACGGCAGAAGGTGCAACGGCTGCGGTAAAAGACTCCACATACAACATCATTTTCGCCTATGCCGATGCGGTGGTGTTGGAGACGGAAGCTGTTGCGTGGATGACCGGTTCCAAACTGTAAAGAAAGGGAGAAATGAGCGATGGCAAAAATCAAATATAAGCACGATAAAGGCGCTCTGCACATTGGCGGCGGGCGCTTTTTCCATGCCGGCGAAATCTACGAAGTGACCGACGAAGATGCCAAACGTTTGACTGAAACGTATGGCGACCTCGAAATCGTCGAGGAGAAGAAGGCTGGCCGAGGAGGCGGACGCCATGCTGACGCCGGAGAAGGTAAAGCAGCAGAGTAGCACGCGGGCCGTTCAGGACATGACACCTGAGCGGCTTTCTTATCTCATCGACGAGGCCAAAATCCGCATTGAACTGTTCACAGCCAGGCCGTTCGTAGACGATGACAGTCGCCTGGAGGTGGCCCATTTTCGGCTGGTAGAGGCCATGGCCCTGACGGACAACGACGAAACGCTGGGCGCAGAAGCCCGCGGTATCACCTCCGAGTCCGATCAGGGCTACTCCTGGTCGATCGAGCGGGCGACGATCACAACCGGCAGCACGCTGGTTGATTCTCTGCTGCGCCAGTGGATGGCCTTTACGACGGAGGCCAGCGGCAGCGGAAACATTCGGGCGATGCTGCTATGATCCATCGGATGAACGATCAGATCGTTGTGAAACGAACGGGAACGGCGCTGGATGAGCGCAACAGGGTAGTTCCAGTGGAATTACCCTCTCAGACAATAATGGGGTGCATACGGGCCGTAGAATCGTCCTGGCAACGCCCTGCGAGTGCCGATCCGGTGACGTGGGAGTACAAGGCGTCCCTCGGCTTCCGTTTGGGCGAGGATGTACGAAAGGATGACGTTCTGGAGATTCCAGGTCGGGGGGAGTTTGTGGTCGTTGACGTAATCCGCGGCCGGCGTTTCCTGTCCGTAGTCGCCATTCAGGAGAAACGGGGGGCGGAGCAGTGAATTTTGCTGAGTTCCAGAAAAAGATGGAGCGGCTAAACAGAGACATGCCCAGAATCATGGAACGGATTGTGTACCAACTTGGCGAGGAACTGCTGAACCACGTCATCGACGAGATCAACAGACAGGACCTGATTGACACCGGGTCCATGTGGCAGTCCTTTGCTCAGGGCGGCGAGGGTAACGTCTGGGAGTTTGACGCAGACCGAAATACCCTGACGCTTGAAGTCGGCTCAAATCTGACTCACGCGGAGCTTGTGAACGAAGGCTACACGATCAATCACCGTTACTTTGTACCGGGCTACTGGAACAGCGTAGGCAAGTTCATTTACGACCCGAATGCCAAGGGCGGCTTTATGGTTCGGCCACGCTCCTTCATCGGCCGGCACTACTTTGACATCGCGTTAGAGGAATTCCAGGGCGGCATGCAGGCGCTGATCGAAAAACTGCTGCAGGCAGAGTTGGAAAGGATGGTGAGGTAAATGGACCGAGCGTTGTCGTGCATCATCGATCTGGTGAACGAAGCATACCCAAACCTCGCCATTCTTGACAGCTTGGATGTGTGGCTGGCCGGCAAATTTCAACCGCCTGTCGCCTTCATCCAGACGCAGGAAGTAACGGAAAAGGGCAACACTCTGACGTCGTACAAAGTCATCTCAGACGCCGGGATCGTGTTGCACCATCCAAAGGTGAAGGTCGGAGGCCATGAGGTTTACGAGCCGATCTCTACCGAATCCCTACGACAGCTCCTGCGAAGAGAGCGGTACAGCTACCGTGGGAAAACGGACGGACTGTTCATCAACATCGACAGCACAACCTTCCGCGTCCGGACCGACAAAAAAGACCGGACCGAAATTACCTTCCGATTCGAGTACACTGTCCCGATTCCGAAGGCAACGGTTGAGAAGATCAACACATTTGAAGTCGAGGAGGATTGGTCCTAGTGGCAACACGGAAAGACAAAAGCAGTGAGGCTCCTGACGTCAAACGAACAAAGCAGGAGTGGATTGAGAGCGCCGCCAGTTTGAACGCACAGCGGTTCGAAGTGGCCGGCGCTCTTTTTGATGTGAAAGACGATCAACCGGTGGCCGAGAGCGAAGTAAAGCGTCGGCTCACCAAGTACAAAGGCGGTGAGTAATCATGACCATCCAACGTGAACGGCCGGGTGTGAGGGTCGAACTGATCGCGAAAGCTCAGGAGCGCGTGCTGCCAAAAAGCGGCGTTGTTCTCGTTCCCTATCAAGCGGAATGGGGCGCACCTGATACGACCGTACGAATGACCAGCTATGACGAACGGATCGCGGAGACATTCGGAGAGCTGGACGTCATCGAACTTGCTGCAGAGGGCGGCGCCACCATTCTGGGCTACCGGATGACGAACGGCAACGCGCAGTCGGCGTCCTATACACAACCGGATGCCATCAAAATCGAAGCGCGCTACCCTGGCGAAAAAGGAAACGAACTGAAAATCGCCATCGCGCCATCTACTGCGGAGCCCGGCAAAAAGGAACTGCAGGTCAAAGGCCCGATCAAAACGGAGAGGTTTTCGTTTGCTGACGCTGCCGAGTTGGTAGGCAAGACAAGCCAATCGGTTTATATCCGCGTGTCCAAGTTGGGGGATACAGCGATCACTGATGTGGCCGAAACTTCGTTGACTGGAGGGACGTCCGGGACAGCGACGCTGACGGCAACCGACTTCACCACGTTGTTCAACGCAATCTCCGGGTCCGACTTTGACGCGCTCTACCTGCCCTCGGATGACCCGGCAATCCAGGCAGCAGCCAAGCAGTTCATGAAGGACCGGCGAACGCTGAACAAAAAGCTCAGCACCCTGGTGATCGGCGGTCCGGCAGCGGATGACGCCAACATGACGAAGCACACGGAGCGCTCTGTCTCCATGAACGCACGGTACGTCGTTAACTGCGCTATAGCCGGGCAACACAACAACGGCAAGGATTACGACAGCCTGCAGTGGGCAGCCTGGGTCGCTGGGATGATTGCTGCGACACCGGCTCACGAATCCATGACAGCGGTGGTTGTCCCGATGAAAAAGGCGCGGAAGGATTGGGGCCATACCGAAATCCTCCAGGCGCTGTCGACTGGTACCCTGATTGCTACCCGTGACGGTGACGTGTACATCATTGAAAGTGCGGTCAATACCCTGTCAACTCTGGGGCCAAACGAGCGGGAAGACTACGGCAAAATTCGTGTATCCATGACGCTCGACCAGATCGTGAACGACATCCAGACTGTCGGCAAGAAGTACAAGGGGAAACTGAACAACAACGAAATCGGCGCCGCGACGTTTGTCGGAGCTGTCAAAGCGTACCTGGAGGAACGCGAGCGGCAAGGCGCGATTGAGAGCGGATGGGTGTTCGAAGACAAGAAAAACGGAGTTGGCGATCGCCGCGGGTTCCGCCTGGCAGCCAAGCCACTTGATGCCATCGAATACTTCGACGTCGATTGGGAGGTGCTGTAGTAGATGCAACGTGACATTAAGCTGAAAAACTGCCAAGTCTATGATGAAAACGGCGATCCGATCGAAGGGACGTTGGAAGGCCGATTTGTTCTCCGAACCAACTATGGCGAAGTTTACCGCCTGCAAAAAGGGGCGGTGCAAACCGTCAACGACTGGTACGTAGAGGTAACGCTGCGCCTCACTTCTGCCAACGCAGCCCTCAAATACTTCTGCGTCGAGCAACTGACCAAAGGCAAAACGCCGATCCTGCCTATGCTGATCGGAGAAACGTTGGACAAAGAGGCCGACAATTCCGAACTGGTTCGTATCTCGGACATCTACCTCAACCCTGAAGAGTTAACGTTGTGGGAAGCCAAAGCGGAAGGCAATGATAATGCATCGTACGAGATTAGAGGACGCAGCAACAAGGTACCCGACTTCTTGGAAAAACTGCCTGAATACGTCGAATAGGAGGAAGATAAATCATGAGCAAACTGGAGAAATATTTGGCGAAAGCACAAGAACCGGTACAGCGCCGTACCGGAACCGTAACCATCGACGGCGAAGAATGGTCGGTGCGGGAACTGACGCTGAGCGAAAACCGTCAAGCCTACAAACTGGCTGAAGATGCCAACGGCAGATTCGACGTGTTTCGGTACAATGACATCCGCATTGTAAAAGCAACGGAACACGACTTCCCCTGGAACAACCAGGAGCTGCTGAAAGCGTACAAAGCAAAGGATAAGTTCGACCTGCCCGTGAGGCTGTTCGAGCGAAATCCCGAAGGGTACCAGGCGCTGCTGGACAAGGTGAACGAAGTGAACGCAAGGGTGAAAAGCGAGCAGGAGGTGGTGGATGAGCTAAAAAACTCATCCGAACCGACGGAGAAGCAAGCCACCTCTGCCGAGCATTCCTAATGGGCAGGGGAAAGCCGTCGGAGATTGTCGAGTACGAAGTGGATCCGTACATGCAAAAGCTATTCATCATCGCGTGCCAAGAGATAGAGCTGGAAGAGATGGAGAAGGCGCAACAGTAGCTTTCTCCCTTCTCCCGAGCGGGTGACGGTTGGGGAGAAGTCGAATTGTGTCGTTTGTTCCCGAATTGTTTGCACTGACTTGAAAAATGAGGTGGGGTAGAATGGTGGACGAGGAGGAATAGATTATGCCAATTTTCTTGTATTGGACAATTTATATTTTACTAATTTTACTTATCGCAAGTGGAATTGTCGGCATTATAAAACCAAGCTGGGTTAATAGGCCAGGACAAAAACCCCAATCAAGAAAGTCAATAACCTTGAAAACGGCAATTTTATTGATTATTTTCGTAGTGTTTTCCACCATTGTTACGCCAGAAAGGAAAAGTGACGAATCAGTAGGCACTGTGGCAGTTGCGTCAATAACAGATGATGAGTTAGCCAGATTTACCAAATATGCGCATGATATTAAAGGTGGCCCATTTGTTAAAAGTGCCGAAATTACTGGAAATGAGGCAAGAATTACCTACTACTCGGACTCTGAATTTGAAGATTACAAGAAAGCTAATCCTAAAAGTGTTGTGACAAAAGAGCAAATGATAGGTTATTGGACCTCAGGAGATGCAATAAACAAGAATCTTATGAGTGAACCCGTAAGACTCTTGAGGGAATTCCCTTGGTTGGCCAAAGTTAGCATGACTCTGACACTACAGGGCAAAACATATTCGGTAGAAATGGATCGTAAAACGGTATCAGACTACTTTGGAATCGATCTTGAAGAGTTAAATGCAGATAGAAGTTTTGAACTTTGGAATAAAAAATTCGTTGATCCATTTGTCTATACAAAAGAAGAACGTCAAAAATTTGCTGACAAATTTATAAAAGTTCAATAAAAATGTGGCACCCATAAGGGGTGCCATTTAGGTTTTGGTAAGGGGTGAGAACATGGCTTCAGTTGTAGGGATAACCGCATATTTGCAAGCAAAGAACCAAATGTCTCCGCAACTGCATGACGTAGTCAAAATGACCCGGAATGCAGCCAAAGAAATGCAACAGCTCGATAATGCGACACAAGAAATGATCAAAGAAATGCGCAAGATCAAACAGGCTGCGGAACAGAATGAGCGAGCATTTAAGCGAGAGATCGACCAAATGCAACGTGAAATCCAAGACCTGAGACGTCAATTAGGAGTATTAGACTCAACAAGAGCCAATCCTAAGGTGAGCATTGATGATCAAGCTCGCCGAGAGATAGCGGCTATCAGGCAGGAAGTTAAAGCGCTTGACGGAGCAAAAGCTAAGGTTCAAATTGAAGCAGCACAGGCGGGCAGTGGAGGAGAACTTGCTGCAGGCGGGGTCATAGGTGGAATGGCAGCCTACGCAGGGGCTGGCTATATCGAACAGTTATCCATGGAGACGCAAGCTAACGCCAGGCGTGCATTGCTCGGAAATACACCTGAAGAGTTGCTTCAATTCCAAAGGCAAGCTCAAGACTTGTCTATGATAAATCCAAATGTGGACCGAACTTATATCAAAGACTTGATGACACAAGCGACCAGATTCGATCCAGAGAACGGCGCGGAGATTACCAAACAGGCGCTGCAACTCAACGCGATTCGGCCAGACCTAGGCGGTGTTGAAGAATATCAAAAGACGATCTTTGCTATGAGGCAGGCTTGGAAAGATGTAACCGACATCGGGCGATTCGGGGACACTCTCGCAGAGATCGCGAACACCACAACAGACATTCGCGGAGAGGCATTGGACTCCATCGTGGAGTACTCAACCCAGGTCACCAAGTTTCTTGACACACCGGAAAAGCTGGCTGCCCTTGTGAAAGAGATGAACAATCTATGGTCGATTGACAAAGGATTCGACGCGCTGAAAGAGGCAACGATTAAACTGGATAACCAAGGGGATATGGTAAACGTTCTGAAAACTGCTTACGAGGCACAAGGGATGGATTCCGAGGCAGCCCAGAAAAAGGCCGAACAAGAATCGAAAACAATTGCCCAAGCGATTCACTCCGACAGCGTGGCGGAAAACCAGTTTGCTGTTGCTGCGTTGCTTCAAACCTTCGGTGGGATACAAGACCAGAAGGTACGGCAGGAATTGTTGAATGAATTGGGCGCCGGTCCTGGCGAAGATATTGCCAAGGCGTTCGCCCCCTTGTTGCAGGCTGCTGGCCGTATCGGTATGGCTGATGCCAGCCAATTCAACTATCGAGGTAGGTTGGAACAGTCATACAAAACGTATCAAGCGAGCGATCCGCTTCGGGGGTTTATTGAAGCGAAGACCATGTTTGCAAATGAGTTGATAGGGCTAGGAACTGTAATTGCTCAAGAGGTCAGTCCGATTATAAAAGGCTTAGGCATAGTGGTTAAAGGCACAAAGGAAGCTTTTGATGCAATGCCGACATGGTTAGCTTTACCTACGCTAGGCGCCATGTTGGGTTTAGCCACAGTCGGCCTTTGGAAATTCAAAGTGGCATTGTCAGCTGCAACTGAAGCAGCGGTACGACGCCGTCTTGGTGGCGACATTCCCGACATCGACATACCTGACAAGGATGACAAGAGGGCGAGAGGCGGTAAAGGTGGCCGCGGCGGCAAACGCAGTTGGTGGAATCCACTTAGCTGGGGCAGGAAAGAAGAAATTCCCGAGCGCAAGTGGTTAACATCTGAAGAAGCTGCCAAAAAGGCGCTGGGTGGTGCGGTACCGGAAGAAGTAACGAAAGCATCCAAGAGCGGTGTGCTTGAACGTCTCAAAGGGCTAGGAGGCATGCTGCCCAAAGGAGATACCGTTGCATCTGGGCTGAAAAGTGCATGGGAAGGTGTGAAGTCTTTGGGAGGTGGTCTCGTGAAAAGACTCCCTCTCATCGGAACCGCTATTGGAGCTGGCCAGATCCTCATGGCAGATAACAAACTTGAAACGGCCGGGAAGGTCGGCGCTGAAGCTCTCGGTGGATGGGGCGGCGCGGCAGCGGGCGCTGCGATCGGTTCTGCCGTACCAGTGATCGGCACCGCAGTCGGTGGCATAATCGGCGGTATCGCCGGGGCGCTTGGAGGCGGCGCGCTGTTCGACAAAGTGAAAGCCTGGTGGAGCGACGCTCCGGCCACGCCGCCACCCCCATCCAAGCCCGGAATGATAAAGCCGATCCCACGGGAAGAACTGGACAAGTTGCGGCCGGCGCCGCCCGTAGCGGGACCGCCCATTCCCCCTGTTTCACCGGTTGGAAAGATGGCTGAGAAGCCGAAACTTGTATCTGTGACGGTCTCGTCGATACCCATCACCTTGAAGGCGGAGGGGGTTCTTCAGGATGTGGCCGGCATGCTCCGACTGCTCCGTGACCCCGCCGTAAGTAACGAGGTGAAGCGAATCGTCGAAAAAGCGTTCATTGACGCACTGGAAACCCGCGGCGGTGTCGCTGGAGGAGGTGCCCCTGCATGATTCGCCTGCAAGGTAAGTACCGCCTGACGTTCCCCGTCACCCCGGGCGAGATCGAATTCCGTGGGTACGGGAACGACATCGAGAGTACAACCTCGATCAATCTCCTGACGAATAACCGGATTTCGGGCCGCCGGCCGAAGTCTATCGCTTTTGAGTTTGTACTGCCGGGTGACATCGAGGCGCCTTACATCGAAGTGGAAGGCTATCAGGGACCGCGCGCCTGGCTAGCCGGTCTGGATCGCCTGACAGGGGCAGAGGCGCTTCTGACCATCGACGAACTCAACCTCGCCTGGAACGTCCTCGTCGGCCCATGCGACGGCCGGTTCGTCGGAAAAAACGTAGACTACCACGGCACAATTGAGCTCCCCCTCTTTGTTAAAGAGGAGTTCGTTGAATGGTCCAATCAAAAACAGTTACTTTCTCCGGCGAAAGTAGTCGCCAAGCAGCAGAAAGCGCGGCCCAACACCAGTGGGAAAACAGCTAAAAAGAACAGCAGTTCGAAGTCGCTGGTTGATCCAGCCATCCAGCAGATTCAACGCGACCGAATCGAACGGAAGCTTGCCAGTGTAAATCGGGCAATCGGTACGTGAGGTGATTACCGCGTGAAAGTCATCTACGGCAAAGAGTCGACGCGCATCGACCTGACACCGGCCGTCCTGGACCTATCCTGGTCCTCATCCCGGGGCCAGATCGCCCAAAACTGCGATATCCGCGTCAAGAGTGCCCCGCCGTTGCAGTCGGCGGGCTTTTTGATGCTGTTCTCCGGCTACGAGCTGAAGGAGGCACAACAGTTCTTCCACGGCCCGATCGTACGGTTTGATCGAGACGACAAGACCGGCGATCTATCGGCCACGGCATACGAGTTGGCATGGTATCTGCAGAAGAACGAAACGTCTCGCATCAAGCTGAACGGTGACGCCGGCAAGGAGTTGGAGCGCATCATCCGGGCCACCGGGATCAACTTCTCGTGCCCGGCGTTCGGGTTTACGGTGAAAGATCGCTTCTCCTCTCAGTCCTTCGCTGCTCTTTACACGACCCTGACTGAACAGGCATACGAGAAGACCGGAAAGCGGTACTTCATCCAGCCGCAGCGTGACAAACTGACCGTCCTGCCAGAAGGCGGGAACAACGTGGTCCCAATGTTCCGGGCCAGCCTGCTGGAGAGCAGTTCAACGGGCGAGTCGATCGAGGAAGTGTACACGGTCGTCACGGTGGAGCGATACAAAGACGACAAGCTGGCCGGCAGCGTGACGAAAGAAAATGCCGGCCTGATCAAACAGATCGGGCGTATGCAGAAAGTTATCGATGCAGGCGAGGAGAAGGACCTCGCCTCTCTTGCATCGCGGCAGCTTGCGGAGCTGGCCAAGATTCCACGGACGCGTTCTATCACCGTGAAACACGAAGACAACAACGCGGCCCGGCTGCGGGCCGGCTGGCTCATCAAGATCATGGAGAAGGACAACAAGACGATTACGGACTGGATCGTCACAAGCTGCAGCGCACGCTGGAAAGGCGGTCAATACACCATGGACCTGACCTTGGAAAGGAGGGTGTAAACCTTGCACGCAGCCTTAGAGAAATTTTTCGCCGGCGCGCGGGAGGGGCTGACGGATACGAAGGTAGAGTTTGGCGATCTCCTTTCTCTGTCTCCTCTTTCCGTGAAACTGGACCAGGACCCGACTCCCTTGGAGGCAGACGAACTTGTCACGCTGCGGTCTGCCGACTTGAAGCCAGAGGATGCAGGGAAGAAGGTAGCCCTTTTACGATGCACAAACGGCCAATACCTGATTCTCGGGGAGGTGATCTGACGTGTTTCCTGAACTTCAGGGAGATGAATCTCAATTGGTCCAGTCCCCGGAAGACCTGATTCCCTGGACGTACCGGTTTGACTGGCAAACTAAGCAGCTCATGCAGGGGCCGGATGGCCGATACGTCCGCACGCAAACCTACGCGGAATACCTGGAGGAATCGGCGAAAAAAATCCTCAACACGAAGCGGTTCCGATACGCCATCTACTCGGAAAACTACGGCGTGGACTTTCTGACCGACATCGGCCGGATGAGATCGGGACTCTCCCTCCCAGTGATCAAAGCACAGGCTGAGGAAGCGCTGGAAGCTCACAGCGAGATCGAGCGGGCTGAGGTACTGGACATCCGATTTGAGGACAACCGGGTCATTTTCTCCCTAGAAATCGAAGGAGTTCGAGGCCGTACAAGAACGGAGGTGGACGCATGGCCACGTTAGAGAAACCGGAGATGCCGATTTTGCGGGAGACGCCGGATCAAATCTATCAGCGAATCGCCAACCGCATGGCGGAGATTGCCATCCAGCGCGGGGAGACGCCTCCGGCGACGGAAGAGGGGGAACTATTTTACGACCTGCTCTACCCTCTTGCTGAAGAAATCAGCGAACAGCAGCAGTTGTTCGAGTACGGTTTCTTGCAGCGTTTTCTTCCTTGGGCGGACGGAGAGTTCCTGGACGCAAGCGGCGTGTTCTTTGGTATCCCACGATTGGATGGTGAGACAGATGACCAATACCGGGAGCGGTTGATCGAGCGCGCCCGTACAGAGGAGGGCGACGGTCGGCGCGAGGATTACGAACGTTGGGCCCGGGATGTGGAAGGTGTCGGCGGAGCGAAGGCGATCGAGAAAGCCCGCCATGATCTGTCCATCGACGTGTACATCACGGACCTGAACGGGCAGCCGGCGACGGCCGAACTGGCGCAGATCGTCCGTGAAAAGCTGGAGGATAAGCGGCGGGCGCTGCATGACCTGCAGGTGCTGCCGGCCAACGTATTCCCTGTTACTGTTTCGGTCCATCTGGTGCTGCGGGCAGACGCAGTCTTGGAGACGGTAACAGCGGACATAACGGACCGGCTCAAAACCTACTTGAAGGGGCGTTTCGAGATTGTGTACCAGCAGATCGGAGCGCTCTTTTTCGTTGACGGCGTGGACGACTTCCGCGACTACACATTGAACGGCGGGACGGAAAACCTTACGGTGCCAGCCGACTCCGTGGCGACGCTGAATCTGGTGGTGACGACATGATTCCTGAACGGTACAGACGGAAGCTGCCGCCCTACTGGTACGAAAACAAGGTGGCCGAGTACCATTTCGAGGGGGCGGCTGCCGCCATTGATACTTTCAAGGCCCAACGAGAGGACGTTCAGACACAGATGTCTCCCTTGTCGGCCACCTGGGGGCTGGACATCTGGGATTGGATCTATTTCGGGATAAAACAGTCAGGCAGCATTGAGGAACGGCGCAAGAATATTCTACGAAAACATTGGGCTCGGCTGCCATTTACCTTACCGGTTCTAAGAGCAATGGGTCAGGCGGTTGGGAAGCTGGAGAAAGTTACGGAGGATTTCCCGAACAAGGAAATAGTGTTCGAGTTCTCGGATTCACAACCCGTCAATCTCCTTGATTTGTCCAAGGATTTTGACCGGATCCGACCTATCCATGTCAATCGCAGCAAGGCAGTGGTTAACAGCAGAGGCGAAGACATTCTGGTTTCGGCTGCAGCACGCTTTTTCGAGGTTGACTACATGCTCTGCGGTACCTTTTACCCCGAAGACGACCTGGAGGGCCGCATCTTCCGTGAAGCTGTGGCTGTAGCCGAATCTGCACGTACACACACGGTGGATTACCCACTGACCAATACGTTCTACTCGGTTCCGGAATAGGAGGTGAGAACATTGGCCATCGTTCAGAACCGGCTGCTTGAGTTGCTTCGGGATGATTTAAGCGGCCATGTGGCAAATGCCTTGGTAAACGTCGACGGGCAGGTAAAAACCTACCCGATTTTCAAGACAAGCATCAACGGAATGAAGGTCACCAAATACATCTATTTGGACGACGTGCAAGCCCAGGGACAAATCCAGGCAGCATCCTTGATCGATAGCACCGGAAACGCCCTGGCGACGAAACCGCTAAGCATCACAAAAGGTGACAGCGGCTTGCTGATCGCCTTTGAATTTGAAGTGAAAGTGGAGGTGAGCACATCATGAGCTATCAAAAGAATACCTGGGTCGACCATATCATCGACCCGACCACCGGCGAAGTTGTCCAGCAGGGGACAAAGGTTACAGCGAACCGTCTCAACAACTTGGAAAACGGCGTTGAAAAGGCGCACCAGTTGGTTGAAAGCCTCGCCCAGAGCGTTGTCGGCAGTTCTGTCATTTCGGGACTGACCTTCACAGCAAATGGTTTGATCGCAAGTTGGACATCAGGGTCAGCCTACGTGAACGGCGTGCGCTTCGATGTCCCGGCCGGCAGCATCACGCTGAACCCGACACAGGGCCAATACATTTACCTCGATTCCGACGGTGTGGTCAAAATTACTACGAACCAAGCAACTGCGCAAGCGAAATGCCTTCTTTGGTATTTTGCTACGGATGCCAGCAGCGTCATCACTTCGACTGACCGGCGCGCGGTCGTAGACAGTGCCGCGTTTGTCAAGCAAACCGAGGTGGCTGCGAATGGAGCAAACAAGATTCCAAGGCTCGATGCGCAGGGAAAAGGGGCTTTCAGCATCACCGGTGACGCTGCCAGCGTAGGAGGTAAAACCGTTGGATCCGGGCCTAATCAGATTCCGACGAGAGACCAGTACGGACGCGTGGTTGCGGACCACATTACCGACTACAAGGTAGTGCGCAGCGGAAAGGATGCAAACGGAATCTTCACAGTTGTGGAGCTCCGGAGACCAGCGGACGATAAGCTGTACATGCGCTCGACTCTTTCAAACCCGGATGCCCGTGGGAACTACCAGACGGATACCCGGGTTTTTTACAAAGCGGATGGGACGACGGTGGATTACACGAAGGTGTACACGTTGACATATGACGCCGACGGTGACTTGGTAAGCGAGGTGCCTGCTCCATGATGGACGTTTTGCGAGCACATGGGCTGGGAAAGGGGCTTAACTCCGCCGACAAACAAGCGTTGATTGATCTTGTCAACGCAGCCGACGCGAATCAGAGCGCTGTGAAAACAGACATAATCAACAAACTTAAGGCTAAAGATTCCACATTACCGCTAAACGCAGCATCCACATGGGCGGACATTCTGGCAGCGATTCCACAAATAAAAATCGGGAAGAAGTGGGCGAACGGATCTATTAGCGTAATATCAGCAGCCACGGCAATAACCGTTTCTGGTTTAAATTTTAGACCTTCATTCGTGTTGGTGTATTACCACGGTACAGGAGGTACACCTGTTCACGGCTTCAATGTCTTCAATAATCATACCTACAACGACACAAATTTTGCCGACAAACTTGAAAACCGTTCTGTTTCATGGGGGAACACCCAAGGCATCTTTATGGCTTCGGCGGGTACGTGGGTAATCAATAATGACGGGTTTACACTTACGCCGAATCGTACCGGATACCAATCTGATTACGCATTGTGGTGGGCATTTGAGTAGAAAGGAGGTAGCACATGGCAAAACTTCCAAGCACAGCGACGATAAAGGACATTATCGCCGCCTTACAGCAAATGGAGTGCATCAATCAGAAAACGGACTTGGCCGCAACCGTAGGAAGTCCAGCGTCTGCGAGCGATGCTGTGGCAACGATTATCACGAAATTACAAAACGCAAAAAATTCACTTGCGGCAAATCTAACGGCGAAGGGGCAAAGTGCAACCGGAACCGAAAGTCTTCAATCGCTTGCGAATAAGGTCAATTCATTGCCGGTAAAAAAATGGGCGACAGTAACGGCCACAGTTGAAGGGGGTGGAGGAAATTCGACTGTCACGGTAAGTGGTCTGACGTTTAAACCTTCCTTGATCATAGTAAAGCACAGAAACGGAGCAAACAACGGTGACTTTTGGGCGCTTTACTTTGCAAATTTCCCCAATGCTTATGATACAGTTTTAACAACTATCTCAGCTATTACAGATGGGAGCCAGGATACTTACAATGCCAAAAACAACACAGCTAATGGCGGTTATATAAATTCATCTGGATTCAAATTGTTTATACAATCCTCAACTCCAGGCACACAAGCTACATGCTGGATTTATGAATAAAGGAGGAGTAATAAGATGAACTTTATTGGTCGCAAAATCTATTACGACAAACTGACTGGCAACGTACTGGTGGACACCGGGGAACGAGCGGGTTATGTTCGGGAAACCACGGTCGAGGAGGACTTTCTAACATACAATGCGCTGTCTGAACGTGTTCCCGAGTCTGTCGGCTGCCTCCAACTGGAGTATGGCCAGGACGCAGACAAATTCGCGCAGTACCTCTACCGCGTCGATCCCGCGACAGAGACGATCATCTGGGACCCGACGCCGATCGGAGCGAGCCTTGATGAGGCGAAAACGGCCAAGCTCGCGTTTCTGAATAACGAGTGCAGTAAAGCAATTAATGCCGGCTTTACTTCCGCATCCACAGGTCATTTCTTCATTTTTGATGAGGAGGCGCAGGCAAACTTTAACCAACAAAGCACCCTGTTGCTCCTGAAACCAGACATCGCGGAGGTGCAATGGAAAACGGAGGACGCTGGCATCATTACGCTGACGCGGGAGCAATTTATCAACGTAGTCTTTGAAGCAGGTCAGCACAAGCAGCAGCAGATCAACAAGTATTGGGATCTCAAGGCCCGAGTACAGGCAGCTACAACAAAAGAAGAAGTCGATGCGATCAATTGGTAGGAGGCGAGGCGTGTGGAACTCAGACGCTTCGACCTCCTTTTTGTTCGGGGGCGGTCGTTTGTCGGCCGGCTTGTACAAGCTGTCACGCAGTCTCCCTACAGCCATGTGGCGATCGTGTTGGACCAGTGGCATGTAGCCGAGACGGACTGGCGGTATCCGCTGACTGTCCGGCACCTGTCATACCCGACGGACACTTTTGACGTCTACCGGTATCGCGGGGAACTGACGGCAGAGCAGTTGACTGCGATGGAGTGTTTTCTGCACGAGAAGCTGACCACGCCGTACGACTATGTGCAGAGCCTGACAAACGGCTTGTATCTCCTGATCGGCATACCGATCCGGGACGCGCCCGGGCGGATGAACTGCTCCGAGACGGTCGACCGGATGTTCGCGGCGGCCGGCATCGACCTCTGCCCGGCCGTGTTGGGCCATGTGACGCCGGCCGACTTGGCGCGTTCAGAGAAGCTAAAAAAAATAACGTAGGGGAGCCGCGGCTCCCCTTTTTGCATCAAGACTGAGAGCCCGCCCCGTGCCGAGCGGGACATTAGTTTTGCCCTTGGGGCCAGGAGGGAAGACCATTGAGCATTAAAAACACTTTGATCACAGCAGCAATTGGAACGAATGGAAAAGAAGCAGCCTTTGGTGGGGCTGTAGCCGTTGTTGGATCAGCGATCAGCGCTTTCCTTGGAGGGTGGGATGCCCTCTTGAAACTCCTCATTCTTTGCATGATTTTCGATTACGCAACCGGTTTTCTTGGTGCTGTAAAAAGAAAAAAGGTCAACAGCGATGTCATGTTTTGGGGGGGAATCCGAAAGATCGTTGTTCTGGTTGTCATCGGTTTGGCTGTTCTTTGCGATCAGATGCTAGGGAATGAGTCGCCGGTTTTTCGCACGTTGGCCTTGTATTTTTATATCGGGCGCGAGGGGCTGAGTATCGTTGAAAACTTAGGCGTCCTAGGCGTACCGATGCCAGCGTTTTTCAAACAGATGATGGAGCAGTTACATGAGAAAGGAGAGGCGAAGTAACATGACAAAACGAATCATACTGATCGACCCCGGCCACGGCGCCGAGACGCCTGGCAAGCGCTCCCCGGACGGTACGCTGCGGGAGTATGAGTTCAACCGAAATGTCGCCCGCCGTCTGGTGAAAAAACTCCAAACGTCCGGTTTCGATGCCCGCCTGACGGTGAACGATGACACGGACATGCCTTTGATTCAGCGCACGAACCAAGCGCGAGACTTGAAACGGCAGGGATATGACGTCCTGCTTGTGTCGATCCACGCCAACGCTGCCGGTAATGGAGGTTGGAGCACGGCGAAAGGGATCGAGACATACACGAACGACCAGGCGGAGAAGCTGGCTCAGATCATCCAGCGTCGCCTCGTAGCTGATACCAGTCTGCGGGATCGCGGGGTGAAACGAGCTGACCTTCATATCACCAGAGAAACCGCAAAATACGGCATTCCTGGTGTGCTTTGCGAGCTGGGATTCATGACCAACCGGGACGAGTGCATGCTGTTGAAAACAGATGCCTACCGGGAGAAGTGCGCCACCGCGATTGCAAAGGCCATCTGCGAGCACTACGGAGTGCCTTTCAAGACATCAACAGAAAATCCACAACCGGCACAGAAACCTAAGGTTGCCATCGAAATTAACGGTAGCCGCCTGCCGGTCCAAGGATACCTCCGTGACGGCGTATCCTGGTTGCCGATCCGGGCCGTAGCCGAGGCAGCCGGCGGGAAAGTGGAGTGGTGCGCTTGCACGAAGCAGGTCCGCGTGAACGGAAAAGACGTGACGGAGACAATCGAGAACGGCACGTCGTATGCTCCGGCTAGGGAGCTGGCCGCCATCCTCGGTCTGGCTGTCGAGTGGTGCGGGCAAACGAAAACCGTGAAACTGAAGAAAGGGTGTGCGTAACATGAAGAAAGACGGAAACATCGTGGTGCTGATCACTGGCCTGCTGGGCGCCGCCAAGCTAGCGCTGGAGGCTTTCGGATACTCGATTATCACCGACGACCAGATCAACGCGATTGCGAACGGCGTGGCGGCGGCTGCCACGTGGTGGCTGCGTTTTTCAACAATCTTAAGCGACCAAATGGAAATCCCCCGTCACAATGACGGGGGAAACGTAATTACTTCAACGGTCTTCCAGGGTTCCTCGAAGTACTTCTTTGCTTTCCTCTCACATTTAGCTCCTCCTTCCATTTATCGATGTCAGGCTTCAACCATAAAGGGCCACAAGAGAGTGTCTTCACTGGTTCTGGAAATTTCCCTCGTTTGATATAGGTTTGAATGTAACCTTTTGTCTTTCCAGTTAAATCGCACACTTCCCCAAACCCCAACAGATCATCAAGTTCAACCTGCATATTAATCCCTTCTTCCCATCACTGCTGTTACCCATAAGTATGTCACCGCGACAACCAGGATAGCCTTTTGCCACCACTGATCAGTGGGCGAGTATGTGGCTAGAAGAGCTAACCCTAAAACTCCACGGGTGGAAACCAGATTTCGGACGTCTATTTTTCTTTTCTTCATGCTATACTTAGGATGGTGGGGGGAGGTTTCCCTCCCCGGTGTTACTTGCGGCGTTTACCTTGGCGGGGGCGCCGCTTGCGCTTTTTCTTCCGCTTTTTCAGCTTCGGGTGTACCCAATCTTTATAGATCGTGTACAGGAAGATGATGAGCGGAAGCCAATCCTTTAACCATCCCAAGTTCTCACCTCCTTTCTGACTTAATTATACCACAATGTCGTACAATGTACAACAAAAAGGTGTATTTATTGGTCAAAAGTATAAAAATGACACTAATTCGAGATGTAAGGGATTGACAATTAATTTTCAAGAATTTAAAGTAAAGAGGCAAATAGGTTCGTTTGACACACATGACTAAAAATTTATAAAATTAAGACAATTAAAACGTTAAGGGATAGAATATGCCAAGTTTTGATGCATATCATGGTACTACGAGAACATCAGCTGAAGCCATACTTAAGTCGAGAGAATTTAAACCAGGCGCCCCCAGAGATGACCATTGGCTAGGAAAGGGAGCCTATTTTTTCAGAGATGATTTAGAATCCGCGAAGCTGTGGGCAATTTCAAAAATTAAAGAAACGCCTGGTCTTACACACGAAACTCCTTATGTGCTCATTGCTAAAATCGAAGTCCCTGACGAAAATTTTCTTGACCTTGATTCAAGAGAAGGATTGAATAAGCTGAATACACTCACAAGAAAATACCGTGGAGGATTTAAGTTAAAAGGCAATACGCCACGGGAAAAAACGCCAGCACAAATTAGACACATAGTAATGACGTGGTTGCCGGAATCAATTTGGGTAATTCAGAGAACTTTCCCCGTACCTTCAGTATACGATAAATTTCTGTTATTCAACGCAATGGGGCTTGGATTAAATAGCCGCCAAGTATGTGTAAGAAATTCTAAGGCAATCATAAGGGATACAATCGATTGCGTTTTTTCTCGTAACGGTGAGATTGTACACAGAAAAAGAAAGCAGCCTCGATTTTTAGGTTAATTATTGAAAGCGAGGAGAACACATGAAATTCTCTAGCGAAGAAAGAAAACGTATGGCTGACCTTGCGAAAGAGTTTGGATTCGAACTGACGTTTGATGAGGGAATAAATGGCATATTGGTGGAAGATCAGGATGGTGAAATACTTTACCAAATTGAAGATCTATTTCCCGAAATGACTGTGGATGAAGACCTCGAAACAGGTCATTTTGAGCTTGGAATCACTGTAACACCAGTTGAATCAAGAAAATTGTCTTGGGAAGATGATGAATACTCAATTAAAATTATTTCAACGGAGTTAGAGGCGGCGTAGGTAAATGGGACAGGCAGTTTTTCAATTAAGAGACTACCATGTAATTGAGACGGTATACAAATTTGACCCTTTTTTTAATGATGATGATTCTGAAAAGTTAACCCCAAAGTTCTCTTTTGCATCTAGGAGAAATCTTGATGACCCAACACTGATTGCTGTGGAGTTAGGAATAACCATTGGGGATGAAGAGTTGGATACCACATCTCTTTTTGTAAGTGCAAAAATTCTTGGCATCTTTCAGATAGTTGGGGAGTTGGAAGAAAAAGAAGTTATCAAATTTACTAGGTTGAACGCTGTTGCGTTACTGTATCCATACTTAAGGGCTCTAATATCTGACCTTACTAGTAAAGGGAGCGAGGCTCCAATTATTCTGCCAACGATGAATATCGCACAAATGATGGAAAGGGTTCATGGGATAGATGAAAATGATTTGAAACAGAAAACGGAGAAAAAAAGTACATAGGATCAAGGAGCCATGCGCCTTGCTTTATTGCAGGGCGTTTTCATTCCTCTATAACTCGAACGTACGTTCTTGTTTGGTGGTGTTTATATGAATAGGGTAGTCTTATCCTGGCTCCTCTGGCACCAGGCTGTTGAATTCCTAAAGCACGACATTCCCTTAATGGAATCGTCAGATACTCGCTTCCCGATCGTGTATGGGGCGTATCTTCGTCTACTTGGCAAAGCAGCACTCACCAAGGAACAGGAAGCGACCAAGGGACTGCGGCGCGCCGGCATCACCATTTTGGGTGAGAAGACCGACCGTGGCGAGTACTTCGTCATGTGGCGTCAGGGTGGCCAGACGGAAATGCTTCGGATTCACGAGCAGAAGCTCCGGGCCGAAGTGCAGAAGAAGATTGACAAGCTGATGGTTAAGATCGCGGAAGAACGACAATAATGACAGAGGATACCCTCTTTCACCGTTCCCTCGCTGCGGCGGGGGATTTCTTTTCGCCAAAACCTCTGTTCCTTCACCAAAGGATTCGACACCAACGTTGACGAAAGCCTTACTGGGGTGATTGTATGCGCTGCCGGTTAAAAGAGATTTTGGAGGAGCGTGGCATCAAGCAAAAGTGGTTGCAAGAGCGCGTCGGTATGAGCCAGAGCGCCATTAATCGATTGGTAAACGGAAAGTCTTCGCCGCTGTTAGAAGATGCCATACGTATTGCCAAGGTATTGGAACTGCGGGTCGAGGACATATGGGACATAGATGAATAATTTTATGTCGTGGACAATCAATTTTTAACCGTTGACCGCATACATTGTGCCATCAACCGAAAGGAGATGGTGCATATGTGGATTGTCCATCAGCGTATGGCGGAATTGTGGGTGCTGAACCGTCGCAGGCCGCTGACCAATGAAGAGATGACGGAGATGTCGCATTGCTTGGAGGCAAATGTGCAGCGTGCTTGGGAGATCGCTAAACTCAAGAATCTGTCACTGTTGGCCAGCATGACTGGTGACGTTGAGTGGCAGCATGAGCTGTGCGCAAAGTTGGATAGGCTGACAGGGTAA